TTGAACGCTTGATCGGTGCGCCCCATGTTCGTGCCCATGGTGTCGAGGATTTCGGCAAATGATTCGGACTGTGCGCCCGTCAAGGCGAGAACGGCCTTGAGCCCTTCTGTGGAGGTAAATAGCTTAGCCATCTGGGCAACATCGCCGCCGGTCGCAATGGCAACTTGATCCAGGAATTCCTTTAGGCCTACCGCCTCCAACGATGCGGCATCGAAGGAAATCGTTACAGCATCGTTGCCTTTCTTTAGTTCCTCGAAGGTTTTCGTTGCATCTGAGGTGGGCTTAATGATTGCGTTGATCGCCGCGTTCGTGTAGGTGACGGCTTCGGTTGTGGCCATGCCGCCCTTGGTCAACGCTGTAACCGTGGCGAGCATGTCCTGGACAGACAGCCCCGCTGCGGAAAAGGACGGGGAGAGTTTGCCTACGCTGCTCGACAACTCCCCGAACGTGGTAACGCCCATCTCGACCGCGGTCCACACGTCATCGAAGATGTCACCGACCTGCGTATACTCCATCCCGAACGCGTTGGCCGTACCGGCGCCCAAGAGCACGGCATCCGACAGATCAACCTGGCCGGCGGCGGCTGACTTCGCAGCCACGCCCAGGAAGTCCATCGCCTCGGCACCCTTCAACCCGGTCGAAGAGATGACCTGATACGCGCCTTCGGCCGCCACGTTGAGATCCTGGCCGTAGGCGGTGGCTACGTCCATGATCCCTTTTTCGAGACCGCCCAAATCCTTAACGCCAAGCGTGGCGATCTGGCCCATGGACCGACCAAAGTCTGCGGCCTCTTTCGTGGCAAGACTGAGACCACCGACAACCGCAGCGCCCGCAGCAACGAATACGCTGCCGACGGTGTTCGCCAGCATGCCAAAGTTCTGCTCGACATGTGTGCGCGCGTCCTTCATGGACTGGTTGACGGCAGTCAGGTCGCCCTTTATTCGCCATACGATGTCACCAGCAATTACATCAGCCATGCTTGCGCTTCTTTCCCTTGCTCTTGCCGCTCTTGCTCTTGCCGCGGCCTACCTTCACACCAGCTCGCTGCAAGAATTGTCCAACACCCATGCGTTGCGGTCGGTCCTCTCCGTCGCCGCTGCGGGCCGCGTCGGCCTGTTTCGCGCGTGCTCTGTTTTCGTCCATCAAGTGCATCTGTGCAAGCCATATCTGCGGCCATGTCCATCGGCCCAGCCCGTACCACGGATCAACGTGGAACGCCTCGGCTACTTGGAGTCGCGTCGTGGTAAGGTCGGCGTTTCGATACTCTGGGCCATCAGGAATTTCTCGGCCGCCAGCCGCATTGCCGTCGGCATGTTCGCGATCTGCGTCGCCTGCAATACCACGCCGACTTGCGTAGGGTCCGTGTGCCGGTGTAGCTCCGCGTAGGCGTACTGCAACTGGTACTCGGTCATGGCGTCCAACACGTCCTCACTGAACACGTCGTGCGCGTAGGCCTTCAATGCATCGCGCAGCACGGCGGCCCGGAGGTGCTGGACATTTCGCAACGTGTCTGCGGCCGTGGGTGCGTCTTCTTCACCCTCAGGAACGGCCTGCGGGCGAGCAGTGAGCGCGGCCTTTTGGGCCGCTTGGACAGCCAAATCGGCAGCCGTTAACACAGGCTGCCATTGACTGGCCCACTCCTCGCCCGCAGAGCACGAGAGGAGCCGAACACGTACCGACGTAGGTTTCCCTTCGCCGGTGGGAACCTTGAACAGTTCTGCGGGGCTGTTGTTTCTGAGAATTTCCTCTGTGAACGGACTGGCCATGGTATTTCTCTCCTCTCGGTTTCGCGATTAGGCGACCTGGTACTGATGGATGTCGTAGCCAAACGGATGTGAGGCCAACCAGAACACGTTGAAGTGGGCGTAAACGGTCGCCTTCGTTTTCACGCCGCCGCCCTGCGGGGGACCCATGATCACATTGACACTCGGGAAATACATTAGGCATTCGCCATAGATCTCGATGATCAACGCCATGCGCGTAAATCCCGAATTCCGCGGTGTGAAGACTGCCCCACTCCGCGTGAAATTCGAGGCCCACTGGTAGACCTGTTGGCCGATCTCGAAAGACGTGATATCGACGCGCTCGATGGCTCCATCAAACCGGTGCTCACTGGTTTTCAGCGCGTGCTTGGGGGCCTTGATGGGAACCACGTCCTCTTTCACTTCGACGATATCGAACGCCTTGTCATCGATGACGAAAGGGTTCGCCTCCCACGGGTCCGATAGGATCAGGTTGCTGCCATAAGCAGGCAGTGTCGGAACCGCAGAACTCGCGACTGCGAGCCCGAGTTGGTTGATAAGATTCGTATACAACGGCATCTCGTGATCTCCTTATGCGTGGGTGGTTACATCGAATTCGACCGCGTACAACGGCCAGCCTTTATCGGTCCGGGTCGCCAATCGAACCCGCGTAAACAGAGCGGTATGCAAGCGGCCAGCGGCCACAGTGCCGGAGGCCTTCTGCATGCGCGCGTAGATCGCTTGCCAGACGGCGTGTGCGTTTGCCGGATTGGCCGAGCCGCCGAAGCACTCGAACATCATGTGTGATTCGAGCATCTCATCTGCCGACGTGGGGGTCTCCGAGTCTGCGCGAAATGCGATCCCCGGGGACGTGTTGTCGAACACCACGGCATCCGGCAGGTCAGGCCACCACACCCGCGCGCCGCAGAGCGTGTACAGCGACGTGCCCGCGGTCATCAGCCATTGGGCTACGATGGTGTGTGAGTTGATGAGCGTGGGCATTATGAAAACTCCAGGACGGCTTCGGAGAACGAACGGTGAAAATACATCCGCGGTGCGATGTGGCGCGTACCGAACTCGAGCCAGGCGCCGTAGCCGGTCGCGGAGAACACGCGAAACGACAGCGATGAATGCTCCACTTCCCAGTCAATCGAACTCCGCAGATTGCCCGTGTCATACGGCGCGTTTTTCTTCACCAGCTCCGTCATCGTCTCGACGAAATCGCGCACGGTGCCGCCGGTGATCTCCTTCACCTGGTCCCACAGGCGCGGGCTCTCGGTTATCGTCAAGCTCATCCCAACGCGCTCCCTTCGATGCGCACACACTCGCAGACGATCTCCGCGCCGTTATCGTGCGGCTCGCCCACGATCTTGTAGTTCTCTGCCGGACTCAACGTGACGCCCTTTTTCTTCGTGAATTGGATGCGGTCACAGGCCCGCACTGTGGTGCCACGCGGAACGCGGATGCGCGAGTCCGTCAACACAGCCTGCGATCCATCCGTGGTCTCACGCGCGCGGATGTGCGCATACCGACAGCGGATCGCCGAACCGAGCGGATACGTTGGGGTAGGCGAGGGCGCGGTCGGCGCGGTGTACACGCCAATCTTGCAGGTGTCTCGCTTATGCGCGCTCGATGACATCAGAACAGCCTCCGCAGCCCGGACAGGGACAGTTGCATATCGCGCGGCAGGTCGCCCGCTGTGATGCTGTCACCGTCCGCAACGCTCACGGACTGGGCACCCTCGGCACCCACGCGCCGGTAGAGGATTTCCACCAACTGGACAGCGAGGTCTTCGGCGTGCTCGTTGTAGGCCGAGCCGGACTTCTGCGTGCCGCCAAAAGCTGGGGAGAGTTTCAGGGACTGACAGACGTGCTTCGTGGATTCCTCGAACGTGATCCGTACCGTGCTCGCCTCACCGTACCGGCCCGAGGTGATCGTGTATTGCGTGTCCGCGTATGCGACCGTCACTTCGTCGAACCCGTCCTGATCGATGGCCCGGATCGTGGCTTGCAACTCGGCGGCTGTGGTGTCGCCGTCCGTACAACTCGCCAATGTGGGCTCTACGTCTTCATAGGTCGAGCCGTTCAGGGACAGGTAAAAGTGGGTCGTCGTGAGTGCCGACAGGTCCGTACCCGCAGACTCGCCGGTCTTGGCGTAACCCTGCAACAGTTCCGGGAACCGGGGCAGTCGGCATTCCTTCTCAATCCAGCGCTTGACGCGCGCGATGAGGTCCGCCACATATGCCGCGTCGTTGGTGCCGATCTCGGGATTTGCTTGCACTCGTGTGAGGATGCTCATGCCTCAAAACTCGCGTTGTGGCGGGTATCCCATTCCTTGATGCTCTTCGCCATATGGCCCTTGGCGCGGATGTGGTGCCAGAACGTGCACCACTCGCCCTTGATGCTTTCGAGGTGCATCGTTCGACAGCCAGGCGCCAGCAACGGAATGCGCGCGTTGTATTCGGCGTATCGGATTTCTGCCGCGCGCCTGCGGTCCTTGTCGCCGTCACTCTTGGCATCGAAGTGCAGCCGGGCGTACACGTCCTGGTTCTTGCGCGCGGCCATGCTGCGCAGGCATGCTTCTCGGTTCGTGCGAATCAGGTGGACGAACAGCGCATCGGGGTAGCGCTGTTTCAGGATTGTGATCACCTCGACCAGCCGGCTGTCGACCTCGATATGGTTGTCCGGGTAGTCGAAATCACCCACCCTTCCTGCGTGGCTCTCGTGGCCCGTGGTGTAGTTCGTCATGTACTCGCAGGCCTTTGAAAACGTCACCGTGCCACAGCGGCCCGTACCGACGACGAAAATCCTCATTGCTCAACCTCCAGGTATTCAGCCATGGCCTGCGGACTGGATAGCCAGGTGTTATCCCGGAGGATTTGAGTGATGCCAAGGGCGAAGCCATCGCACCATTGTTCCTCTGTCTCCGGGTGCGTCTGCTCTTCGACGGCATGGACAATCTCGTGCCACAGAATTTCATACATACGAGGAAGGCACATCTTGGCTTCGAGACGAATACATAACACCGCGTAATCGATTCGACCGCGAAAGACTTGCGAGCCTTCCACGATGCCATCCTGGACAATAACCTCGTAATCAAACGATCCGATGCGCACCTTTCTCATATCACCACCCTCCTCTGCGTGGGTTCGCACGTGTGAACCTGCCAGTATTTGAGACTGTTGATCGTGTCACTCACTGCTGGGCATCCGTGCCGGTAGCGGTCGCAGATAGAACCAACGGAGGATATTCCCCGATTGGGCCGTAACCATCCGGCTTCGCGCTGGATGCACACGATGGGGATTTTCTTTTGCTGTGCCTTAACAGCAAAATAGATATCATCCTGCGTGTGTTCGCCGATGAAGTCTTGCAAGTTCAACGTGATCGTGTCGGTGTGGTAGGCAGTCGCCACGATGCCGGGAACATGGACGAACGTGTCCTCTGCAAGGGCATAATTGAAGTGGAAACACCTGCGGTCCTTGTAGTAATTGTCCACCGGCAGCCGTGTGAGCAGGGCGCCGTGCGCGCACACCACGGCCCGGCGCTCGTAGCGTTCAATGGCAAACTTCATCTTCATTACATAGTCTTTGGGATAGATGACGTCATCATCCATGTGTATGACGTAGCCGCCGCCACTCTGCCGGATTTGTTTCGACCACCAGAACTTGTCCGCCGTGCCGTTGTTCCCGCACTTCTGAGACAGCCGCACCTTGATCTTCGGGTCTTTTGCCCAATCCGGCACGCTGTCATAACCGTGCAGTGACAAGTAGATGTGCTCTGCAAACGGCAGCGCATTCCACACCGAAAGCCGCAGGCCGTGCGCCCGGCTGCCAAGTGAGGCGATCACGATATGCACGTTTTCGCGGATGATGCGGCGCCGCTGTTCGATACCCATAGTCCGAGCAACCAAATGTGTGCGTGCGCGAAAAGTTGTGGTATCTTCAGTTGGGTCACGCGATTTGTTCCCGGCATAAAGGCGGTAATCCGAGGTCACTACGTCCAAGAATCCGACACGCCAACGGTGCCGCAAACACCCAAGATAGATGTGCAGTTCTTCACCGTTGTGTAACGATTCATCCCAGCCGCCGACCTGCGCAACCATGGCGCGGCGATACATCGTGGATGCACCCGAAATGCTATTTCTTTCCAGTTCCGTTTCGAGCGAGAATCCAATCCCCAATAGCCGCCGATGCCGCTTCATTTTCTTTGCTGTCACTTCCTCCAATAGGTTGCCATCCGCGTCTATGCAATTCGCTTGCGTGAACGCGATCCCTACCTCGGGCCAATGGTCCAGGTAGGTCGCCAGCTCTGCCAGCTTGTTCGGGTGCGCGCGGTCGTCATCATGCTGGATCATGATGTAACGACCGCGCGCGTGAGGGAACGCGAAATTCAGGGCCGCAGACTGCCCGCGGTTCGATGGCAACTCAAGATAGATCACCTCGTCGAATTCACTAGCGACCGAGCGCGCGCCAGGGTCGCCATCGGACACCACGATCACCTCGTAGCGTTGCCGCGGGTAGTGCTGCTTCAAAGCTGTTTGGATGCTTTCACGGAGCATGACGGGGCGATGGTACGTGGGGATGATTATGCTGACGACGATATCGTCCTTCACGAGGCGAGACATGATTTCACGTACCCCCAGGCTGTGCCGTCGCGGAATTCATCCAGGTTCCATTGGGCATAGCAAACACAATTTATGAATGCGCACCATTCCGCCTTTCGTGCGATGTGCGGGGTTTCGATGCTGGCCAGGTCCGTGTTGGCGATGCCCGCGTAGGACGCGCCCGGGTGGCAGAACACCGGCAGCCCATGGAGCAAAGCCTTGAGCCCTGCGTTGCTGTTGCAGGTGACGCAGGCCCACGCGTTGTCAAACGCGTACTCGAGCGTCATCACGGACGAATCGAGGCCGTCATACTTCGCAAACGGCGTGCGGTCCTTCGGGTGCCGACGGAACACAATCGGCCGGCTGGTGTGCTGCGCGATACGGTTGCGCGTTTCCCGCCACCATGCGGGCATGTCCTCGATATCGTGCTGGCCGTCGCCGGGCTTCTGACCCAGCACGAGGATGTGCCCGTCCTGCTTCCGGTTCAGGCGGGGTTTCTCGATGCCAAGTGCAAGACGCCTGTCATCAGGGCAGGGCCCGGCCGGTAGGCTGTTGAGCCCACCCCAGACCCACTGCAAGTAATCGTCGTCGGTTGCCCTGAACTTGTCATTACAGCGACGGATGTGTCCGAGTTCGATGATGGACACGGGCACACCCGCCGCGTTGTAGGCTTCTGCGATCGTTCTATCGATAGGCTGCGCACCCGTGACGATGACGGCATCGAAGCCGCCCTCGAATTCATCCGGGCGCCAACGCTCCGGCCTGCGGCCCGCCACCCGATCACCATGGCAGCGGATGCCGTCCATGATGGCCTTGGCGTAGGGCAAGCACGTATTCTCGAAAAACAGCAATCGCATATCGTTCTCTCTCCTCTCGTATTCGTGCGATTACGCGACAGACGAATAGGCCTTGATGCGCACGCCCGCCGTGTACTTCACGCTCGTGGTTTTTTGGTCCCAGTTCGAGCCGGTCGCCACGTTCGCGGCGGTCGGATTCACACCACCGTTCGACTTGTCCCAGCCGTACCCCTTCAACCCGAGGTTGTAGACGTACTCGGCCTGATAGCGAGCGATGATGTTTTCCTGGCCGGACACCAGGTCGAAGAGCACAGTGCCGGGCTCGGACTCTTCGATCACAATCGCGCCGGGAGTGAGACCCAGGACGATATACCGCATGTCGGCACTACCTGAGGTGCCTTCGTACAGCGCCGTTGAATCCGTCGTCACGAAGGGCTTGTTCAGCGTGCCGACGTGCCCCTCGTTTACCACGACACCGCCAACGTTGGCGATCATGTTCGTGGAATTCAGCGAGTTCACCAGGAGATCCGAGAGTGCGCCGGAGTGGCCCACGAAACAGACAATCGCGTCCGCGGCATCGCCGAACTTGTTGACGCCCTTCACCAGCTTGTCGTGGGTAAGGGTGGGCGTGGTGTCGCTTGACCCGTCGTAGTTCAGCGCGGCCACGTTTTGGATGGCGGCCTCCAATGCCGACAAGCTGGTATTGAGCATCTCGGCGAGCTTGTCCTGCGCGGCCTGGAAACCGAGCAGATAGGACATTTTCTCCGACGTGCTGCCAAGCTTCTTCCACGCATCGACCGTCATCCCAACGGGGCCGATCTTCCGATTGAGCTTGACGTTGGCCGTCAAGGTCGTCGCCATGCTCAGATCGGTTACGTCTGCCGTGCTCGTGATGTCGCGCCGCGTCACCAGATCGGCCACGCGGGTGAACTCGGTCACGTTCTCGTAGTCACCGGGAATCAGCCGGGACTTCAACACGATGGCGCCACGCGTTGCCGCGTTGAAGAGCGCCAGTTGCTGGCCGTAGCCTTCGATGAGCCCGAGCGTGTACGCCTCGGGATTGTAGTAACTGAATGCAGATCCGACGCCAGTTGCCATGTTTCACCTTTTCGCGATCACTTGCCCGCATTGGTGATGAACTTGGAATAGGCAGGCAGGCCGATTTCGGCCAGGAGTGCCGTGCGTTCTTCCACGCTCATCTTCGCCAAGTTGACAGAGTCGCGTCCTTTTTCCCCCGCGCCTGCGGGGCGTTTGCCTGTGTCCAGGCGCTGGGCCACTTCGGCGGTGCTGCGCTCATCCACGAGCGCCTTGATCGCCTGTGCCATTGCCTGGACGTCTTCCACGGTCTGACGTGGTGCGAGTGCAATGTCCGTGACGTCACCGAGTCCGGCTTCCTTGAGTGCGGCTGCGGCCTGTTCGCGGAATTCCGCGGCCGCGGCCTTCGCTTGCAGTTCCTTGAGTTCGCGGTCCTTGACTGCGGCCAATTCCTGGAACTCGCCCTGCTCGCGTAGCCGTTCCTCTTCGACCTTCTTCCGTTCGACTTCGGTGGCGGCCTCTTGTTCGCCCTTCCACTTCACTTGGGCCTTACGGACGCACCTATCGACGTCGGTCTCGGTGTACATCTTCGTCTTGGGGTCCGGTCCGGTCTTGTCCACGGCATCGGCCACGGCCTTATCGGCGGCGTCCTCTGCGGCGGGCTCGGCGGTCTCGGTTTTGACTTCGTCGCTCACGTTTCGTTCTCCGTGTTTGCGAGCCGCGTCATCGGACGGGGTCCGCGCCTCTATTCACACAGCGGCCTATGCCGCACAGGGCTATGTCGCCTCTTCTTCATCTGCATTGCGTGCCGCCTCTTCTTCCGCGTCGATTGCGTCCTGGGTCGCCTTCGCCCGCGCCTTGCCACGCCGGTCCATGCGCGCACGTTGCGCTGCGCTCGTGGCGTACGCCGTGGTGCAGCGGCATCGCGGATGCGCCGGCGGTGCTGCATTGCCGGAGGGGAAATTCTTCTTTAGCGGTACAGCACCATCGGCCTCATTGCCAAGGCACACAGGGCACACACGCCCATCGCCAACAGCCATCCACACCTTGGCCGTTGCACCGCGTGACTCGGCCCGCTGTAGCTGTGCCGTCTCGGTCGCCACCCGCGCCTCATAGCTGGCGATTGTCTCGCGCCGGTCAGCGAGCAGGGACTGGTAAGACTGTTCGAGCGATGCCTCGGATGCGCCCGAGTCCACAAGCGCCTGGTAGCGCGCAGCCCGCTGTGGGTCAAGACCCTTCACCATGTCGAGCTGCGTGGCGATTTCGTCCGGGTGCAAGCCCTCGGCCAGTCCGTTGGCAATCGTCTGGCCCATCGTGTTGAGGTCTGTCTTTGCGATGCCAACGGCGAAGGTCTTGGCCTGCTCGCGCGCTTTGTTCTTTGCGAGATGCGCCGCCGTCTGGTAGGCTTCGTCGCTCAGGTTGCCCGTGATGGCTGCGGCGTACTGCTCGTAGAGCGCGCCCTCCTTGATGCGGGCTGCTTCCTCGACGGACATGCGCACGTACTCGGCAAACGCGACGTACTCGGGCGAGCCGGCGGTCACGATTTCCGCCAGCTCGGACGCGGCGATCATGGCGTCGATTTCGGCGCCGGTGATCGCGAGGGGTTCAGCCATTGCTACCCCCTCGCTGCGGCGAGGATGCCGCTACGTTTGGCCGCGCTGTTCAGGCCGGATGCGATGGCGTCTGAGGACTGCTCGGTTGCGCCCTGGATATTCTCCGTCGCCTTGGCTACGCGGCCCTCGGTGCGCGCGGATACTTCATCTACCGGCTTGACGGACTCTTGGTCGTCGAGCTCCTTATCCCGCTCCTCTTCGAGTGCTGCCAGTTCGCGCTCGGGGTCCTTGATGCTGTGCAGGAGTTCGAGCCGCGTACGGTGGGATACCTGGTTGTCAAGCGAACTGATGGCCTTCCACTCCTCAATCAGGTTGATGGGCAAGGTGAATTGGATGTTGACGGTAAAGTCCTCGATTGCGGTTTTCGAGGCCCGTTGCCACATAGCATTGATAAGCGCCACGCGGTCGCGGAGGGACGATTCGAGGTAGAGCATCATCTGCGCCGCGCGTTGCTGCATGGGCGTGAATTTCAGCTTGAGCGCGATCCCCGTCGTGGAACCCGTGGCGCCCGTGATCTGCTCGATGTTTGGGCACTCCAACTCCATATGGATAATGTCGAGCGTGCGCTTCAGGCGTTCGATAATCGGGTTCGAGTCGATGACGCGTGTGAGGTAGTCAGCATCAGTCTCGATCTTGCTGCCCATCGGGAGAATCCTATTCTCAGTGATGAGCTTGACGTTCTTCGGGTTCTCTAGCCAGCCGGGGTCAACACCGCGAATCACCATGATCGCATCCACGAACGCGCGGATGTCGTCGCCGGACATGCTGTCGATCTCGTCGTATTCGTCTATCTGTCCGAGCAGGTCATCGGTCAGGATGGACTCGCGCTCCTTGTTGATGGTCCACACCACAACCGGCACGCGCTCGTAGTGGTGTGTGGTGCGCTTGTCCTCGGTCCAGTCCCCGGGGCTTGCGCTGTAGATGCGGCTGTAGTCAACGATCTCATCGGCCGTGTACAGCGTCATGATTTCAAGATCGTCGATAAGGAGTTCTTTATTGTGGACCGTGCCCGAGGTCAGCACGACGCGACGTACAGCCGCACACAGTTCATCGTCGCTGTCCCACACCAGCGCCCACTCGCGCGGGTCATGGGTCACGATGCGGATGCCGTCATCGGCCGAGAACTCGTGTAGCTCGATGCCGTAACCGCACACCAACGCGTTGCGCAGGTTCTCGGCTTCCTGGCGTGGTAGTTCCTGTTTATCGCTGAGCTCGCCGTACAGGTCAAGCGCTGCCTTGTCCGCAACCTCGTCGTTGTAGGTGAGCTGGTAGGGCGAGCCGGTCAGGGCGCCGACGTACCGATGCACGCCGTAGCGCGCCCAGTTGGCCACGCGGTTGGTTTTCTTCTTGCCGTCCGGGTACGTCTCTTTGCGAAGCGTGATATCGTGGATGCCGTCGTAGTAATCGCGCCGGCGAATCTGCGACTTGCGAAGCGTCTTGTCCGCCTCCCAAATGTCGTCCAGCTGTGCGGGGGTAAACTTCATTTAGATCCCCAGCCTCGTGCGGTCGAAGACCTGCGGCTTGTAGCGGCGCCCGTGCGTGTGCAGCGCGTAGCGGGCCGCGTCCATCAAGTGATCCATGAACTTGACGGGCTCTTCAGTGAGCGTGCCGTCCTTGTCCTCACCCCATGTATAGGTGTGTAGCTCTTTCGTGAGATTGACGTTCTCGGCCTTGCTCCAAATCTTCAGGCCCTTTACAAAGGCGATGCCCGCATGGACGCTGCCCTGGCCCTTGCGTGCGGGTTTGATATTCCACCCCTTGCGGCGCATCTCTTCGATGCGGTCCGGCTCTGCGCCGTCGCCGTAGATGGGGCCCTTCTTCTGGACGCCGGTCTGCTCCATGCGGGCCATCAAGTCCGGCGTGGTAAGCCCGGACTCGTAGATCCGTTCGGTAGCGAAGTGTTCGTTGTCGCGTTTACCGAATTCGATGCAGGCGCAGGGGTTGTTGAAGCCGAAGTCGAGGCCCCAGAAGACGTCATGGAATTCTTTGGGCCACGCGCCCGGGTAGAACTCCCACGGCTCGTAAATCAGACCCTTGAGCAGACCCCACAGGCCCCGCGCGTAAATCTTCCACAGGTGCTTGTTGCGCCCGCGCAGCGCTTCCAGCTCCTCCTTGTATTCATCATCGAGAAATTGGTTATTGATGTAATTGCTGTGATGCGTGCGCACGTTCTTGGCCACGACATCGAAAAAGCGTTTCTTGAGCCAGTGCATCATCGAGATTGGATTGAAGGTGAGCATGATCTGCTTGTAGTACCGCCACACACCGCGCAGCCGGAGGTTGACTTGCTCAAGGTCGCCCTCGTTAAATTCGGTGGCCTCTTCAAGCCAGACGCTTGTGGGCCGGTCGATAGACTTCAGCTTCTCGGGATCATCGAGGCCAAGCAGAAACGCGTGGCTGTTGTTCGGAATGAAGCGGATCGACATATCGGTCTTGTTGACATCGAAGTACTTCTCCCATCCCCAGTCTGCTATGACGGTGCGGATGTTCGCCCATGTGCTCAACCGATTCGACCTGGCGACCTTGCGCATCACGACGATCCGATGCCCGCGCTCTTTCACCATGCGCACGACCAGCTTCTGCGCGGCGAAGACGGACTTACCCGAGCCGGCGCCGCCCATCAACACGAGGAAACGGTGCGTGTCCCAGAGAAGGGGATAGAAGGATTTGTTAACGACGGTGGGCAATGCCGAGAGGTCAATCTGCATCAGCGTCTGCATCAGCGTCACCATCAGCGTCACCATCAGCGTCACCGTACTCGGCCTGCGTGGCTTCGATGTCGCTGCCCCAGTCTTCCGGCAGCTTCACGGTCAGCGTGTCGGCCGCGCCGCCGCTGTGCTCCGTGCGATCCAGGAAGTCGGCCTCACTGCGGCCAAGCAGCTCGGAGGCGCGCAGCCGGTCGCGTGTGGCTTCGCTGGGGTCGTAGATGACGGCAGTCCAGAATGCTTGCCGTTCCTCGCGTGTTGCGATGCGTTTCTTGGACGCGGAACGGGTGCGGGCTTCGATGGCGGCCTGCACCTTATCAAGTTTTAACAGCCTGCAACCCTGGACGTGTGCGGTCTTTGGTGAGTACCCGGCTTTGAGGGCGGCGGCGGTGGCGTTGGAATCGAACGCCTCCACGAATCGCCGTTGCATCACTGTGAGCCGGTCACTGGCTGCCATAGAAAAAGCCCAACTCCGTTGCCCGTGCACGGGAGTCGGGCTTGATAACCAGGGAGGCCTGCCGGCCTCAGTGCCTTAGCACCGTAGAAAGTATGGCAGATTCTGGACAGGATGTCAAGGGGGATTAACAGGGGGTCTGGGATGTGTGCGGGCGATTAGGTGAAAGAACCCCCGGCGCGGCCGTGAGGGTCAAGAAATCCGTCACGCTTTGGCTGAAGCCTTCCCCGGATGGGCATCTCGAAACCAGATAATCGAGGCCTTCAAAACCGCCGCTACCCGTGACCTAATCAGCATCGAAAACCAACCGTCTGCGAGTGGACCGCCGCGTCAAATTGCGAGGCAGAGGAATGAATAGCGTCATGGCGTCACATACCGACAAACGACCCTCGGGCGAAATTGTAAGTCCTTGTCCTGTAACGACTTCTGAATTAGCGTCAGTACCGACAAGCAAAACACCAAATGACGCTAACTCTAAGTCCTTGCACCGCAGCACTTTACAATTCCGTCAGTACCGTCCCTCTAAAGAGGGAGG